AAGAAGCTCAGAGTATGATCAAAGAAGGTCATATTCAGAATTGTTTGTTTTATGGTGGTCCAGGCACGGGCAAAACAACCCTCGCTCGTGTTCTATGTAAAGAACTTAATCTCGACTACATGATCGTAAACGCTTCGAATGAAAGAGGTCTAGATGTTATTCGAGAAAAGATCGCATCATTTGCAAGTACAGTGTCAATGTCAGGAAATGGTAAATGCTTTATCCTAGATGAGGCCGACCACCTATTACCTGGTACACAAGCTGCTTTGCGTAATGCTGCTGAGGAATATTCAAAGTCATGTTCAATCGTAATGACTGCGAACTATCCGAATCGTATCATTCCTGCTCTCCATTCTCGATTCGTTGGTGTTGACTTCAATGCTGATAAGAAAGAATTGGAACAGATGCAAGCTAAAATGTTTATGCGAGTAGTTGACATTCTTGACATGGAAAAAGTCGAGTATGAAGAACGTGTCATTGCTAGTGTCGTACAGAAACTGTTCCCAGATAATCGAAAAATTCTCGGTACTCTTCAACAGTATGCTCGACATGGTAAAATTGATGAAGGCGTTCTGATGACATTAGAAGATGTCTCAATCGAAGCTCTCATCGAAGCTATTCGTAACAAGAAAGCTAAGCAGGCTCTTCAATGGGCAGAGGATAACAAAGACAACGATACTTCGTCTATGTACGAAAATATCTTTAAGTCTTTAAAGCAGTGGGTTGATTCATCTTCGATTCCAGATGCTATTATGATCCTAGAAGATTATCAGCGGTACGATTCATCTGTTGCTAGTAAAGAATTGCACTTAGCTGCAATGTGCACAGAAATGATGACTTCCTTGGAGTTTAAGTAATCGTGGCTAAGCAACGAAAGCTAGACGAAAAGCAAGAACGAAAGATTGGTCTGTTTGATCTCGTAAACGATATATCGTCAGACAAGAAATATTTGTTTAATGATGATACTGCTGCTGTGTATGCACCGTTTATGATCAATAAAGCATTCAGCCAGCATGTTGATACAATTATGTTAGCAAATGAAATGAACAAACGACCATCTCTTAGCAAAGAAATGCATCATGATTTTATGTTCTATTCAATCGATGCAAAGAAGCGCTATGGAAAGTGGGCAAAGCAAGAAAATCGTAATGTCGATGTTATAAATTACATCAAAGAGCAATACGCTATTGGAAACGAACGTGCTCTTGAATATCTTGATCTAATGACTGAAGATGAAGTAAAACAAATTGAAGCAACACTTAAAAGTAAAGGTGGTAAAAAATGAAGTATGATACTCGCACTGATCGTCAAGTAGTTTTGTCTAATATGGTTGAAATCAATTTCGTTGATTCTCCTGAAGATGGGTTTCGTAAAGTAAAAGAAACTCTCGAGCGTATGGGTATACCAAAGCGTGACACTAAGTCATTGATTCAGACAGCTCACATCTTGCACAAGCAAAGACGATACTACATTTGCCACTTTAAGGAGCTCTTTGCATTAGACGGTAAGGCTGCTGAACTTTCGGAAGAAGACGTCGGTCGTCGTAATCTTATTGTAAAATATCTCACTGATTGGAATCTCATCAAGCCAATCACTGATAATGCTGAGCGTCCTATTTGTTCTCCACGTCGCTTGAAGGTGGTCAAGTATAAAGAACGTGAGTCATGGGTTTTTGAATCCAAGTACTCAATTGGAACATTGAAGCAAAACGTAGCATGAATATGAAGGTTCTGTAGAAGGATAACATATTTTTAAGAAGTTATGATAAGTGGTGTGGGTAGGGAAGGCTAAGAATAGGAACTTTCCTACCCCACTTGTGTTGTGATAGGAAGGGCGTAACCTGCATAGCGTCCTTTCGTTATTAAGGGCTTGTAGCTTAGCGGTCTAAAGCCGCGTACTTTAAAAATGTAGATTTATAAATAGAAGTACTAGTTAATAAAATGGTACTTCTAAAATGGTTAATTGTAAGTTCTGTAATAAAGAATGTAATAGTGTAAGCTATATACATCATGAAAATCAATGCAAAGAAAATCCCAATAATATATGGACTAAAGAAAGGCGTTTAAATCTTTCTAAAAAAGTGAAAGGGAAGAAAAAGAATTATTATATACCGAAATTTAGTTGTATATTATGTAGGCGTTAAATATCTAGTACTCAAGCCGATAAACATAAGTGTGATGGGGTTAAAAAACAAGAAGTTCGGACTTGTACATATTGTAAGAAGAGAGTGCGAAATAAAGAATTGCACTTTGACAAATGTAGACAAAACCCTAACTGGGTAAATGAGTCAGGTAAAAAATGGAGTAAAGAAAAAAGAGCTGCACATTCTATAGCAATGGCTAAAGCAGTTAGAGAAAATCCCGATTCGTATAGTAAAAACAATGTAAGCGGTAGAGTGAAGATAGTTGAATATAGGCCCGGGGTTAAACTTAAGGGTTCATGGGAAGTTAAGGTAGCTAGTTGGTTAGATATGCAGGGTATAATATGGGAAAGTGAAGTTAACCCGCAAGCGTATTACTATATAGATAAGTGGAGGTTATATTTTCCTGATTTTTATCTACCAGAATTGGGCATTTATATTGAAGTTAAGGGGTATAAAACAGACAGGGATGAGGCGAAATGGTTTTACTTTAGTGGGGATTTATATATAATAGATTCATCGTTAATTTATAAACTAGATGAAATTGATATAAATGATTTAATGTATAACGGTCCTTTAGTTTAAACAGGAATAAAACCCCCAACTCATAATTGGAGAAATGTCGGTTCGAGTCCGGCAAGGACCACCAAATAACGTTGATCTCTGGTTCGAATCCAGGCTGGCCCACCACTTTTATAAATGGAGAAGACATGCAACTAAATGAAGATCAATTGGCAATTACTAAGAAAGTAATTGAAGGCAAAAATATTTTTATTGACGGTCCAGGTGGTGTTGGTAAATCTGTAACAGTCAATCATATTCGTAAACATTTTGGTGAATCAACCGTATTCCTAGCTCCTACAGGAATTGCTGCTCTAAATATTGACGGCGCTACTATTCACTCAACATTCAAATTTCCTTTCAATGTTCTTTGGAAAAAGGATCACGGCCAGATCAATGAATCGACTCGTGAAGTCTTTGACAAAGACGGTCCAGTAAAGCGTATTGTCATTGATGAAATTTCGATGGTGCGAGTTGATCTATTTCGAGCAATTGATCAACAGCTTCGCAAGATTCGTCGCTTAAAGCATTCTCCATTCGGCGGTTTGCAAATCATTGTTGTTGGTGACTTTTATCAACTATCACCAGTTCTAACACCACGAGATAAGAAATTCTTCGACGAACATTTTGATTCTCCATTTGCATTTACTGATTCAACATGGTCTGAAGCCCAGTTTGAGCATTGTCCGTTAGACAAGATCATGAGACAAAATGATGTAGACTTTATCAGTAATCTCATGAAGATTCGTAATAAAGTTCAAGGCTGGGAACAGTCAGTTAGCTTCTTCAATAATGTTGGTCTGGAAAATAAAGAGCAAGTGCTTGATGAAGACCCTGTGTTTCTATGCACAACCAACAAAGCAGCAAATGCAATCAATGAACAGAACTATCAAGAGCTTGACGAAAAAGAAAAAGTCTTTACTGCCGCTAAGAAAGGTAAGTTCGGTGCTGAGCCATCTCCATTTGATCTGAAGCTGAAGTTCGGTACAAAGATTATCTTTACAGCAAATCATGATGACTTTAAGAATGGCCAGACTGGATATGTTGTTGGATTCGTCGGAGATAAGATTGAAGTCATTCTTGAACACGATGAGTCTAAGATTCTTGTTGAAAAGTATCGCTGGGAAGAAAAGGAATATGCAGCAAGCAAAGATAAGGGTTTGTATCAGTATCCTGTTGGCTCGTATACTCAATATCCGCTAAAACACGGATGGGCAGCTACGATTCATAAATGTCAAGGGCAATCTTTGGATCACGGAATCATTCATTTAGGTAATGGTGCATTCTGTCATGGCCAGACATACGTTGCTTTGTCTCGCATGAGGACACTTGAAGGTCTTGCTCTGTTCGATAAAATTCTAAAGAAAGACATTATTGTTGATGAAAGTATTCATGAATTTTATGAGAATGACTGTAAAGGTATCGGTTTGTTCTAAGGTGTAGCAAGCATTCTAACACTACTTAGAGATAATATATGTATGTTCAATCATCTATAAATTCAATGGTGTTAGAATGCTTTATAGGGACTTCTATGGATAAAAGATTTAAAGACCAGACTGTCATCTGTGTTGCAAGCGGTCCAAGTTTAACAGATGAACAGATTAGAATAGCAGAAGAATCAGAACATCCTATCATTGTTGTAAATGACAATTTTAAAAAAGTCATTCTCCCAGATATCATATTTGCTACTGACATTGTCTGGTGGTACAATAATTATCTCGATGTCATTGATACAATTGACCCAAAATATACAGAGCTTTGGACAATTAAAGATATAGGTCAACACTTCAAAAAGAAACGTCCTCACCAA